CTCCGGCACCATGACCGTGGCAGACGGCGCGACCAAGCGGTTCGCGATCGTCTTCACGAACGTGACGCTGGGCAGCGAGGCGTACACCGTCTACTCGCTCGGCTCCAAGACCTACTAAGGGTCTTCACTTGGGGCGGTCTTCGGGCCGCCCCGTCTTTTCATGAAAATCGAAGCGGTTGTCGTCTCGGTCAATCACGCCGATTTCCTGGCGCACACGCTGCCCCTGAATCTGCGGCATTTCGACCGGATGGTGATCGTCACCGCTCCCGAAGACCGCCACACCAGGCGTGTGTGCGAGGCCTACGGAGTCACTTGCAAGCCCACGGACGCTCTGATGTCACGCTGGGGGCTCTTCGTGAAGGGCGCGGGCATCAACGAAGGCCTGCGGCGGCTCGATCGCGACCAGTGGATGGTGCAGCTCGACGCCGATATCGTGCTCCCGTCGCATTTTCGGGACGCATTGGAAACGGCGGACCTCGACACGTCGATGATCTACGGCTGTGACCGGCAGATGTTCCGCTCGTATGCCGACTGGATGAACTTCTTCGAATCGCCGCTCGGCCAGGTCGAGGACGTGCTGATCCACCCGTCGAACTCCGGCATGCCGCTCGGAGCGAGGGTGCATCACCCGGGGCACCAGGGATATTACCCGCTGGGATTCTTGCAGCTGTGGCACGCGGACTCGGGAATCACGTCGTACATCGCAGACCAGACCAACGCGGCCCGCGACGACACTCACTTCGCCTGCCAGTGGCCGCGTAAGAAGCGGGCCCTGATTCCGGAAGTGGTCGTTTATCACCTCGAGAGCGAGCCCGGCGACATGGGCGCGAATTGGAAGGGCCGCAAGACGAAACCTTTCATGGCGCATCCGCCGGCCGCCGAACGCGAACCGATTTATTAGATGCCCCTGAACGAATCCACCGGCATTCGGCGATCGAATCTTACGAGACAGCAGCAGCGCGAAGCCGAAGCAGCAATTTACGGACTCCCGACGAACAACAACCAAATGGAACTCGAAGACCTCACACCGCAAGACATCGAGCGAATGCGCGCCATCGTGCAGTCGCATGACCGCACCACCGGAAAGATCGAGACGTTCGATCTCAACAAGCCGCCCCAGCAGCCGCTGGTGTTCCGGCCGTACCCGAAGATGATCTATCACCACGGGAAACGGATCCACAAAGTGATCCAGAACGAGGAGCAGCTCGCCGAGCACCTCGGGCAGGGCTGGGACACGCAGCCCTATCCGGCGGAGCCGCCGGAGCCGGTCCACCTCGACGCCGCCGCGGCCGCGGAAGCCGCAGCCATCGACACACAGTTGAAAGTCCTCCGCGAAAAGAAGAAATAACTCATGCCGGTCGACACGGAAATCTTATATCCGGCGTTGCGCCTGGCTGGCGTCCTCACGGCCGCCGGCCGCAAGGCCAGCCCCTCGCAGTTAGCGGACGCCTTCGCATCGCTCAATCGAATGATCGATGCCTGGACGATCCAGCGGCTGCTGATTTATACCATCCGTGGCGACCGTTACAACCTCTCCCCCTCGCAGATCAGTTACACGATCGGGCCGGGCGGAGATTTCAACGCGGCGCGCCCGGTCCGCATTACCGCGGCAAACATCGTTTTGCTGGGGTCGACCGAAACGCGCGTTCCGTTGCGCCTCCTGACGGATCGCGACTGGGCGGCAAAGCGCCTGCAAGTCATACCCACCACCGTCCCGACGGAGTTATATAACGACGGCGCGTTCCCCATTTCAACTCTCTTTCTCTGGGGATATCCGACGGAAGCGAACGACCTCGAGTTATTCACCTGGTCCCAGCTCGCGCCATTCGCAACCCAGGAAGAGGCCGTGGTCCTGGCGCCTGGCTACGAAGACGCCGTGGTCTACAACCTCGCCGTGCGCCTCTGCGGTCAGTTCGGCACGCAGCTCCGCGGCGACGTCGCCCAGACCGCTCGCGAAAGCAAAGGCCTGGTGAAGTCGTATAACTCCATCTCGCCCCGCATCTCGAGCACGGACATCGGCACGGGCGCGAACCGCGGCGGCGGATTCAACTATCTCACCGGGGGCCTGAAATGACCGTCCAGGACGTAATCACGGGCGCTCTGCGCCTCCTTGGAGTGTACGGAGCGGGCGACCCGCCGGAGGACGAGGACCTCACCGACGGCCTCTTCGCTCTCCACGAGATGTTGAACGACTGGAACGCCCAGCACCTCACGGTCTACACGATTGTGGAGCGCGTCCTCACGGTAACAGCGGGCACCGGCACATACACGATCGGTCACGGAGGCGGATTCGACGTCGCGCGGCCAGTCAAGATTGAGAGCGCGGGCATCATCCAGGCCAACAACGTCAGGTCCGATCTGAAGATCGATACGTCGGCCGAGTGGGCCACAATTCCAGAGAAGACCGCCACCGGCAAACTGCCGCTGCGGATGTACTCGGACCACGATTACCCGCTCTCGACCATCAAATTCTGGCCGATCCCGTCCCAGAACTGCTCTCTCGATCTCTATGTCTGGGAAGAGCTCGCCGACGACCTGGCTCTCGGCAACGCACTGGATCTTCCGCCCAGTTACGGCCGCGCGATCCGGTACAACCTGGCCGTCGCACTTGCGCCGGAGTACGGTCGGGACCCAGGGCCCGTCGTGATGGGCATCGCGCAGCAGAGCAAGCAGGAGTTATTCGCACTGAACGCCTCGAATTTCGCCGGCACGCAAGACGCGCCGCCGCAGGCCGCATAAGGATCTCCCAATGGCAAAAGAACTAACGATCAATCTGACGCTCGGCTTCAATAAGTCGAATATCTCGACCACGATGGTTTCGGGCACCCAGCAATTCACGGTCTCCGGCACCGACTACGTGCGCGAGACGATGTCCGTCCCGACGAGCGTCACGGCCCTCCCGCTGGGCGGAGTCGCGACCCCCGGGTACTGCATGATCACGAACAAGGACGTCACCAATTACGTCGACGTCTACGACTCCGTGTCGGGCAATGCCTGCATTCGCCTGCTGCCCGGCGAGTGGGCCATGTTCCGGTTCGCCGGGACAGCCCCCGCCGTTAAGGCGCACACCGCCGCGGTGAAGATCGACTTCCTTCTGATCGCAGCGTAATGCCCAAGCTCCCCTTTTTCTCCGGCGATTTCTACACCCTCGACGATCCAGGATCGGAGAGTGTGCAGCTGATCAACCTCTTCCCGGAGGTGATCGAATCGGGCACCGGGAAGGCCGTCGGCAGGCTGATCGGCACCCCGGGCCTGCAGACGTTCGTCGTCATCGGCTCGGGCGCGATCCGCGCGCTCTGGATGGGCGAGGGGCGCATGTTCGCGATCTCGGGGAGTGTGTTGTACGAGGTCTTCGCGGACACGACGCAGCAGGTGCTTGGCGACGTGGGCGACGACGATGAACATACACCCGCGCAAATCTTCGCCAACGGCAACGAGCTGCTGGTGGTCTCGGCGGGGTACGCCTATCGGGTGTGGGTGGAGTCGGACGCGGTCACTGTTCACGTGGATAAGATCCGCGTCATCGCAGCGGAATACACCGACCTCGCGATCGCGGTGAAGGCATTCCTCTTCGACTTGGAAATCGACGCCGCGGACGCCACGAAGGTGACGAGCGCCACCCGGCCCTTTGTCTCGGGTGACGCAGGCCTGAATCTGCAGATCGACTCCGGCACGGATTTCACGCCCGGCACGTACACCATTTCATCGGTGGCCGGAGGCGTGGCGACTCTCAGCGGATCTGCGGGAACAGTTGGCGCGACCGGAGGAGTGGGGGAGATCGTCGACCCCATGGCGACGGACGAGTTGAGCTCGCCGTCGCTGCCATTCGTGGCGGAGGACGTGGGCGCGACCGTGGTGATTAGCGCGGACAGCCCATCGGGATTCGGCGGCGGCGGGACCTACACGGTTGTCTCCGTTACGGACGGCATCGCCACCATGTCGACCGCTGTCGGCGATGCGGGAACGCTGGGCGGCATCGCCGTCGAGTACCCGGGGGCGAGCTCGTCGACCGACGCGAACGGCTATCTATTGGCGGGCACAGGCGCATTTCTCGATGGATACGGAATCATTGCGCCACCGCCGCAGCCGAAGGTTCTGACGAACAACTACTTCATCTCGGAGAACGGCAACTTCGCGCGATGGTCCGCGCTCGATAAAGGCATCAAAGAGGGCTACCCCGACAATATCCTGACCCTGCTGGCGGACCACGAGGAATTGATCATCTTCGGAGACCTCCAATCGACGGAGGTCCATCGCAACACGGGCGCCGCCAATTTCCCCTTTGAAAGGGACATGTCGGCGTTCATGCATTACGGCATCGCCGCCAAGGATTCCGCCGCGCAGCTCGGCCTCAACGGCATCGCCTGGCTGGGATGGAGCAGCGGCCGCGGACAGCCGCAGGCATTCTATGCCGCTGGGTTTCAGCCGCAAAGAATCTCGACGTCGATGCTCGAGCACCTCTGGGACGAATATCCGAAGGTCTCGGACGCGAGGGCATTCTCTTATGTCGAGGACGGCCATCACTTTTACGTGATTAGTTTTCCCAGCGCCGACATCACCTGGTGCTATGACCTGACCGCCAGTCAGCAGATGGGCAAGCCCATGTGGCACGCACGTCTGACGTGGGACGGCAACACGAAGACCTGGCACCGGAACCGCGCCAATAATCACGCCTACGGCTATTTCCGCAACGATCCCGCGCACGTCGCCGCAAGCTGGACGAGAGGCCTCACGCACTTTGTCGGCGATTGGGAAACGGGCGTCATCTACATCCAGGGCCTGTACAACTATCTCGACGTTCGGTACCCGATCCGCCGGCAGATGCTGACATCCCACCAGGCGAACGAAAACAAGAGAACCGTTTGGAACCTGCTGCAGCTCGAATGTCTCGTCGGCGACGGAACGAACAACGTCACCTGGACCCTCGATTACTCGAGAGACCGCGGTTACACATTCCTGAACCCGCGCGATCGCATCGCAACGGGCACAGGGAAGCGCAATCAGCGACTGCGTTGGTGGCGATGCGGCGAGAGCTACGACCAGGTATGGCGGCTGGCCACCGAGAGCGCCGCCAAGATCTCGGTCACATCGGCATGGTTTGACGCGACGGAGTGCTCCAGTTGATCTACACTCCCTTCGCAGTCCCGATTCGCACGCCGTTTTACGACGAGTCTGGCCGCCTGACGAAGACCTGGTCGGACTATCTCTCCGCCGTCGCGAGAAAAGCCGGCCGCTCGCTCACCTGGATGGGCGTCTGGTCGAAAGATCAGAACTATGCCGTGGGAGACCTGGTCCGCCTCGACACCGACGACACGCTGTGGCTAGCGAAGCAGCTTCAGCCATTCAACGGCAACACCACGACGCCCGGCACGGAAGCCAGCAAGGATCCGGCGGACCAAGTTTGGGAGCTGGTCTATCAGTCTCCGCCCGCGATTGCGAAGAACGGACTCCCGGCAGGCGGGACCACGGACCAGATCCTGGCGAAGGCCTCCAACGACGACTACGACACCAAATGGGAGGACGCGCCCTCAGGTGGCGGCGGCGGAGGGACGGGCACGGTAACGCACACCGGCGGCGCTCTGACTGCGGACCTACCCGTCTTCGGTGCGGGCGCGGACGACGTCAAAGTGGGGACGAAGAGCGGAAACACCACGGAGGTGATGTCCGCGAGCGGCTCATTCACCTCGGGCCATCTGATCAAGTCGGACGCGAGCGGCAATGCGGTGGACGCCGGCGGCGTGCTGCCGGCCAGTGAAGCCGGCGCTTCGCACAATTTCCTGACGGCCTACGACGCGACCACGGGGGCATTCAGCAAGGCCCAGCCGACGGAGAGCGACGTCGTCAACTTGACCACGGACCTGGCGGGAAAAGTCCCGACGACACGGACGATCTCGACGACCTCGCCTCTGACGGGTGGCGGCGATCTCTCGGCCGACAGAACAATCTCTCTGGGCACGCAGTCCGCGAATGAGGTCCTGGCGGGCCCAACCACGGGATCCGCAGCAGCTCCGGGTTTCCGCGCCCTCGTCGCGGCCGACATCCCGAACATTGCGGAGAGCCAGGTCACCAGCCTGACCTCGGATCTCGCGCTGAAAGCGCCGATCGCCTCGCCAACATTTACCGGTGATCCGAAGGCCCCCACGCCGACCGCAGGCGATAACGATACCAGCATCGCCACCACGGCATTCGTCACGGCCGCTGTTGCGGCCGTCGTACTGCCGGCGACGGAAGCAGGAGCCTCTCACAATTTCCTCACGGCATACAACGCATCCACCGGCGCATTCTCGAAAGCGCAGCCGGTCGAAGCGGATGTGGTCAACCTGGTCTCGGATCTCGCCCTGAAAGCGCCGCTGGCATCCCCTGCCCTCACGGGTAATCCGACCGCTCCGACTGCGTCTCCGGGAGACAACGACACCTCGATCGCA